GGCTAGGGCTTCAAATACGGACAAAAAGGTCAGGAGGAGGCAATTAATAGTGATTGCAGTAAATAACATGTTACTAGGGGAATTAATGGTCTCAACGAATATTTTCTTGGCTCGGGTCATTACCACAACGGAAGAGTGGTTCATGTGACTAAGACAACTACTGAACATGCTAGATAATACGCTAAGAGGGCCTATTGGACTAATCTTCAGACTATTGCTGTGTTGTTGAATGGAGGAATACTTGGAGTTAACAATTGTGTTATTGGCGTCAGTTTCGTGTTCAAGATTTTGCATAAAGGCCAAACTGGCGATTAACGGTGCGCTTTTGGCTTTATCATGTGGGCTCATATTTAAGGATCCCAGTTCTTGTTTGGTTCGGACGACCGCGTAACGCATTGTTGCTTCATTTCTCTCCATCATAGTCAAGGCTAGACTCACAGTGTCAATAATAGTGCTAGGCACGGCAATTATTTCATTAGTTTGAAATACAGTAAGTTGATGCCACAAATAAGTACGACATAATACGGCTTCATCTTTTACGTTATGAAGGTCTCCATCTTCCATTTTTCTCCATGATCGCGAATCATTCAAATGCCCATTGGCTTGCTTTGTACCATTTTCTAAGACCATGTGTTTCACAATGGAACTCTTAGCTTCAGAAATCAATCCTCCAGGGGCGGGTATGATTGTGTAAATGGCAGTTTCACCATACTGTTCATACCTCCAGGTTATGGTCCGTCCATAAGTGCTAGTATAATGGTCATTATCGGTGAGCCATTCAATGCTGGACTGCTGGTATTGGCAATTATTGCCTTTGGCAAACATGGTGATAACACGCTGGATGGTACCATTTGTTAGTTCAAGAGTGCTGCAATATTGACTCTCACCATTGTACAGTGTGGCTTTAATCTGATCAAACTGGTGCACAGCAGCAATGAGCACTTGATTGGTGCAGTTGTAAACCAGATTCACCACTTCATCAGGAGTTAAATAGTATAATGAGTGGATGCTTATGTAGGCATCGAATTGTTGACGATTGTCATATTTATTATAGCAATGGCATTCACTCACTTTGTGGAAACAGTAATTTTTTGCCTCTTGTTCCTGATATTTGTGATGGCGTCCAACATCGTTGTATGACAACTGGGGGCAACAACAATGGACTAACATTTGTGTGTTATTGAACCCAAACTCAGGCCGTCTTTTTGTATGGCGGATCGGATTACCTCCGATATCACATATTAGTTGTGATTTACTGAGTTTGCTTAAACAAATGTTTTCACTGAGTCGACGTTCTAAAGCACTCAACGGGTGTGGAT